ATCATCTTGACGTTCCCAATCATGGATTGAAGCATCCCACTTAGTGCCCCAATTATTAACTGACCATTCATAATCCCATTCACCACTTGGGTTTGGAAGAATGCTATTAAATAATCCTTGATCGCCATCTTTGTCGCTTAGTACAGCGTCAATGACATCAAGTTTTGATTTATCTGGGTGGGTAATTGTTAATGTATTGTCACACCAATTGGGCATAATATAAACTCCATAATTAAAGGTTTTTGATTTTGTTGATAACTTCCGCTGCTGCTTTCATTCCTTCTTTCTCCATCATGTCATCAAACAATTCTTCTCTTGCTAGTTGGATATTGTTTAATACTATCATGGCTTCAGGTTCAGTCATAGAGTTGAGTATCATTTTGAACTCATCCTCTTCCAAACTTAGAAGGAATAAAATAAAGTCTCTGTCTTCGTCTTCAAGATGTCGCACTTTCTTTGGCTTTCTTCTCAACTGGTGGAATAAACCCAGCATCAGTTACCAATTTTCGTGTGATCTTTGGATATTTTTTATGTAGTGTCTGGTCTTTGACTGCAATCAAGACTTCTGCTTCTGTAGGATGACAACCTTCAAGCATAGAGATAAACAAACTCTCACGTTTCAATTTTGTCAAATCTGCTCGGCAGAAAACATATAATCTACGCATTTCGCTGAATAGATTAGTTGGGGTCATACCCAATGGCTCTGCTGCAGGTTTAAATGGTGGTGTACCTTCAGGAAGAATCATTTTCTTTGAAGGGTCAAACGCATATTCAAAAATCAATTTCAATACAGCATCACCCTTATACAATTCAATTGCTTTTGGGTCTGCTTGAATCTCTTCAAGCATTTGAGTTACATACTTACGCATATTAAAAGTCCTCTAGTTCATCTAACAATAAACGACATTTGTGCTCAATCAGGTAATTCATAATAGCCATCTTATCGCCTGTCGGTTTATTATTTAGGTATGAATCAATAATAGTTTTCTGAACATCTTCAGGGATAAAATCAAAATCAACTAGAGTAGCATTACGATGCCAGTTGCGACGCTCTTCATCATTCTTACAAGCAATAAAACCATTCTCAAAGAATTCTTGAAGACGTTTTGCGCTCATAGGTTTCTGACGTTCACCATTCATGAATACATCATCTTTACTTAAAATGTTTGGCACTCCATCACCAGCATCACCCTTGACAATATGCTCAATCTTATGTTCAATAATTTCTTTCTTGGTTGCAGTAATATATTTTTTCTGCATCGGCGACCATTGTTTAACAGTAGGATATAACTGAAGTTGTTTAAAGTCTTTATCAGATGATAGGATTAAAATCTTCTGTGGTTCTTCTACCAATCCTTGCTGAATTAATAGATTATCTTGAGCATACTTCGTCATCACTGCAATAATATCATCGGCTTCTGCCCGATCAATATGCAAAACTTTATATGGAAAATACTTAGCAATGTCAGTACGCATCTCTGATAGAGTATCAAAGATTAAACTCCAATCAAGATCTGATTTATCTCGATTGGCTTTACGCATTCCTTTATAATATTCAAAGAATTCTTTGCGCCAGTATTTACGACCATCACAACAGATAACTATCTCTCCATATTCTTTACCATACTTTTTCTTGTATGATTTGATTGTTGATAATGTGACATGACGAATAAGATTTTTAACCTCAGACTCAGTACCTTTCAACTCACGTTGAAATGTTAAAATAGCTGCAAGAGCAACCTGTGAATAATCAATTAGAATCATTTTATTCTTTCTCAATTTGTGGCATAACAGATAAAAATGTAGCCACGCAATATCTGCCGTCGCCACTGAATGTATTATTTAATTTGGATTTAATTTCTAAAACTTCATGTGGTGTTGAAGAAGCAATAATTAGGACTCTATTATTTTTTACTTCTACTTTTGTTTGTTTATTTGAATTACAAGAACTTAGTACTAATTCTCCACCATCAAACTGTTTTGGTTCTGTGTGGAAATAACTTAAAACTGTAAAGAAAAATGAATCAACATGAGTTTTATAGTATTGTGAATTTTCGTAATAAGATACAAGATGACATCTTGAATCACAAGCAATAAAACTTTTAAACAATGTATTTAATGACATCAATTTAGATTTAAATGAATCTAAATCCATTTGTTTTATACCATGAGTTATAATCGCTGAGTGTCGATAATCTTTAAATATATTTTCAAGGAAAACCCCATTTTTAGAAGTAATGAGATTTCCTGTATTTAAATCTCTTGCTGCGCTAATACCTTTATCACTACTTAGAATTGTTGGTTTTGTTAACCACTTCAACTCAAGCATGATTTCTTTAAGTTGATCTTCCGTATAGAAGTTATCAATAACAACTGCATCTATGCCATCTGCAATATAATTAAATTCCATTAAAATGCGCCAAGGATAATAGTTTCTTCATTAATACGACCATTCGGTTGAGATGGTTTAGTCTTTAATGTTTTAATTGCATTTGATAGAGCACGCTTACCTAACGCAAGTCCCCTAAAGAATTCTTCTGGTTTACGTAGTGTATATGCTTTTGATTCAGCAAGAGAGATACCAATAATAGTAGTTCCCTTAACTGAGACAGTACCATTCTCGGCTTTATAAACACCAAAGCGACGATACTTAGTATTATAGAACCAGACTTCGCTTGACCCAATGATTGTTGCTGGAGCCACAGACTTTAATTCAAGTTCTGGAAACTCTCGCATAAACTTCATCTTAGCAGTCATCTTAGTAGGTGATACTGGCTTCAACTTACGTGGAGCACGATTTGCTTTGGCAGTCTGAACCATTTGCTGACAGTCAGCAATAATCCCATCAACGAAATCAGCAAACTTCTTTAGTTCACGTTTAGTAAAGTGAGAATACCCTTCTACCAGTTGTTCATCTTCGCCTTCAATTGCTTCTCTAATTTCTTTGGAAGTATCCACAAACAACTCTCCAATGCGTTTAGCAATCGGTCCAGCCACTTGATTTGAAAGTAGATAATTCTTTGTTGAAAACTCTGATTTGCAACCACCGAGAACAAAGTCGTCAATCGCTCCTTCAATCTCACCAGCCAAGTCATGGGCTTTCTCTTCCATTCTTTGTTGAATTGATATTACATTAGATGGACTCGCTTCTTTTGCTGCAGCTGCATCTTTCTTATCTTGTTTATCCTGAGACTTTTGGCGTGTTTTAATTTGAGCCAATAGTTTTTCAGTATAGTTATCTAGATGCGCCTGTTCAGCATCACGCAAAACAGAACCCATGTCAGCCATTCGAGCAAGAACACCTGCTGTTCGGAAATGCGCTTCGTCAACTTTAAGAAGTTCAACAGCAATCTTTTTGTCAATTTTGGCATAGTGTGAGATGAACCATTTCTTCTTTTCTTTATCATCACTATGAGAGTTATAGTAATTTAAATTAAGAATAAGATCACGCATGTAGTTATCTTCAGAAAGGATGCGCTCATCCCCCTTCATCGCTGCAGTTGCACGTTCAGTTTTCTCGCGACGCTTTGCCGTATTGACAGCCATTATATATCCTTATTTTTTAAACGAAAGACCTGTTGAACCACCAACAACCCCACCAAGGATAATTGCTGCTAACCAAGTATCAAAGGTAAGCGGAATTGCCAGAACAGGGAATAGTGTATTGAGCGACCAGATCGTCGCAATTGGCATAATAATAGCAAGTGCCAATACGATACCAATCATAATTAAAATCTTCATAGTGTAAACTCCACTTTAGTTACGGTTTCCCAGCGGAAAGATCTCCACTCGGATTTTTCGGTGTCAAAGACACGAACTGCGGATCCATCAGACGTGGTAGGCGAGCCTGTTGTCTTTGGGGTCTTGTCTGTAGGTATTCTTCCTTCAACGAGCGTACATTGCATTGCTCTTTCACTACCATCTTTCTTGGTGAAAGTAACGCACAAATCTTTGATGCTGTCATCGTGTAGAACTCCTAGTGTCCATGTTTTAAACTCTTCGAATTCTTTTTCATTCTTGAATACTGTTTGGAATGTCATCTAATCTCACTTTCATTTCATTAACAATTGGTCCAAAGAACTCAACGAATTCTTTAGTTTGGAAGAAAGAAGTATGACCACTATTGCATATTTCCTTTCCTGTTTCATTTATAAGTTTTTGACGAATAGTAAATTCAATTAAATCATATGGATGACTTTTGATTTTAACTGTTCGTGTTAAACCCTCACGATGGATTTCATATTCCAAGTCCATGGTCTGCCTTTCTGTGTTTTGGTTGACGGATATACTTGACCTTTGACTCCACAGTACGCATACGATACTTTGGTGTTCTTAAATCTTTTGCTACTAGATTTCTTGGTCTCATAGGTCTATTATACACGTTATCCTCTTACAAAGCAAATTTCTTTAGTACATCTTTTGCAATACTTAGGTCTTCAACTCTGGCTTCAACTTCAAGAAGTTCAGCACGCAATTTTAGTTCACGTGAATATGCATCAAGCAATTGTTGAGCATAAATCTTGTCGTCTTCGTCTGATTGTTCCCAAAATGCAGTGAAATCATCACCCTTGGTATTCAAAAGAAAATTCAAGTTATCACGATCCCAATCGTTTGCAATTAAACCCTTCATGCTGCATCCTTAAAAATATTAGACCATGTAGTCAGCTTCGCTAACTTCTCATTTTTTGCAGTCATTACTGCTGACTCACTAACCATACCTGAGTCGATAATTAAATCGATCATACACATAAGGTCACCAAGTTCTTCTTCTAGATGTTCACGATTTGAGATACCATTGTGGTGATCTTCCATCCCGAACCGAAATACTTTACTAATGGCTTGAGTAACCTCAGCACATTCTTCTTGCGCAATCAAGAGGATTTCCTGATTCGCTTCATTCAGTTGCTTCATTTTCATAAATTTATTCATAGTTCTTTTTATCACCATATTCTTCATTATAATCATACCCAGCATTATATGCATGAATATCCGATGGGTGGGTTGCTTCAATCCTTGGACCAGACTCACCACCTACACCACCACGATGTGGATCACGTGGACGATGGTAG